ACTTCACTTCTAGCACTTAAGTCAGAAGTTTCAGCAGTAACAAAGACTTCTCTTGGTCTTGGTTCTGTTGATAATACAGCAGATACATCAAAGCCAGTATCTACAGCACAGGCTTCAGCAATCGCAACTGCAAAGGCAGAAGCAATCGCAGATGCAACATCACAGGTTAACGCACTACTAACAGGTGCTCCAGCAGCACTTAACACCCTTGATGAACTTGCTGCAGCACTTGGTGATGACGCAAACTTTGCAGCAACAGTCACAACCAGTCTTGGATTAAAGGTAGACTCTTTAACACCAATTTCACAAAAGACAGCATCATACACACTTTCATCATTAACAGAAAGAGACGACCTAATTGAAATGGGTTCAGCCTCAGCACTAACTCTTACAATTCCACCAGCATCAGCAGTTGACTATCCAATTGGAACTTCAATTGATATTCTTCAAACTGGAGCAGGTCAGGTTACAATTGCAGCAGGTGCAGGAGTAACTGTCAACGCAACACCTGGTTTGAAACTCCGTACAACTTGGTCATCTTGTACTCTCTTTAAGAGAGCAGCAAATACATGGGTTGTCTACGGCGATCTAACAGCGTAATACAAAATTCAATAAGAAATTAGGAGATAGACATGGCAGCAGGTAAGAAGATAGGTAAGAAGTCCCAAGCGTCAAATGACTTTTTGGAGCCATTAAAGCCAGTTATTGGTACTGCAACAAACGTAGGAACTAGCAGACCATTTAACAATGGAGCAGCAGTTGTTACATTCTCTTTACCCGCACTTTCCCCTGCTGCCACATCTTTCACAGTAACAGCAAGCACAGGACAAACAGCAACTGGAGCATCTTCTCCAATCACTGTAGAAGGCATTGCATCAACAGCAACACCAACATTTACAGTAACAGCAACTAACGCAGCAGGAACATCTGCTGCTTCTGATGCATCGAATTCTGTAACAATCACAACAGTTCCAGCAACACCATCTGCACCAACTGCAACAGCAGGAGTAGATCAAGATACAGTTTCTTGGACAGCCCCAGCAAACGGAGGAAGTGCAATTACCTCTTATGTTTGGGCAGCCTCAGATGGCAAGACTAATTCAACTGCAGCAACTTCTGTTTCTGTTGGACAGGAAGCAAACACTGCACAGACATACACTGTTCGTGCAATAAATGCTAACGGAACATCTGCAACATCTCCAGCATCTAACAACGTAACTACTATTGCTCCATTCTTCCCCCCATTCTTCCCACCATTCTTTCCATTCTTCCCACCGTTCTTCCCACCATTCTTCCCATTCTTCCCACCGTTCTTCCCACCATTCTTCCCATTCTTCCCACCATTCTTCCCATTCTTCCCTTACTTCCCATTCTTCCCACCGTTCTTCCCGTTCTTCCCGTTCTTCCCACCGTTCTTCCCACCTTACTTCCCATTCTTCCCACCATTCTTCCCATTCTTCCCTTACTTCCCATTCTTCCCACCGTTCTTCCCGTTCTTCCCGTTCTTCCCACCGTTCTTCCCACCATCATTCGGCGGAGGATCAAGTTCGTCAGGTGGACGATGCTACGCAAATTACTGCTGGCAGTGTCCATGTTCAAACTGTACTTGTTAAAAATAGGGGGCACATACAAAACAAGTATGTGCCAACTATTAAAGATATGCTATACTAGTAAAATAAAAGGAGAATATACATGTACGCAATACTTGTAAAAGACAACAACAACATCTACGATGTGCTTGGTGTGCTTAAGACTGATGAAACAATAAGACCTAAACTAGATTTAGAGTGGGAAAAAAATCTACCCATAATTGGTATGGACGTAGATGCTCATAAAGCAACAGCAACTAGAGGCGCAACATGGAATGGGACATCTTTTGATGGAACTGCAAATGAAGGATTTTTTGCATTGTCACAAGAAGAAAAAGATGCCTATAATCAATATGCCTTTTTATGTGACAATAAGATAGTTCATAGAATTGCCATAACCTCTGAAGATGAAAGAAAAGACATGTACAAAGCAGCATTTTCTAGCGAGGTTATATTAGTAAAGTGTACTTTTGTTACTGCAGGAGTAAAAGTTGCATACGACGAAGTAACCAGAGAAATCTCACCAGTCTAACAGATACTGTTTTTAGTTTTTGTGATATACTATAGTCATAGCAAAAACAAAGGAAACATATGACAATTTATGATGAAAATGAAACCCCTTGGTTTACCAAGGATAGGTCAGAGACAGCCTTGACTAGATATCCATCGAAGACTATTGGAAACAATATTTTAGTTGAAAACCCAGCACTAGGAATTAACCTATATAGAAACGTGTTTTCAAAAGAAGATTCTGAAAGATATATAAAGATATTAGAGTCTAACTTGGGTGGCAATGGCAAATACAAATGGTCAGAGGCAAAAGTAACTAACTCAGATGTGCCAATTAAAAAGGCTAGAGATGCTGTAGACTTTAGATTTAAACAAGAAAATCTAGGACCAAGAGATGAAAATAACTCTGAACTAATAGACCTACACGAAGAGATTTATCAAAAGTTAAAGTTCTGTGTTGACGATTATGCACGGTACTGGGGAATTAATGTAGTATATTATGAAGCATTTAACTTTGTAAAGTATGAAGGAGAAGGAACTCACTTCAATATCCATGCCGATCATGGCCCAATGTATAACTGTACAGTTTCTGCTGTAATATATATAAACGAAGACTATGAGGGTGGAGAAATTAGGTTTCCAAGAATGGACAACTATACACACAGTCCAAAAATAGGAGACATTGTTCTTTGCCCATCAAACTATATTTATGAGCATGCGTCTTTGCCAATGAAAAAGGGAACTAAATATTGTGTTGTCGTAATGACAGACATTAATGAACTAGGACACAAGTAGTGTCTTTAGTTGCAAAGTTCACATCATTCAGGCCTTGGATAAATAAAGAGGATATCTCTGTTCCTGTTCCTACACAAAAAGAAATACCAGACTGGTATAAGGATGCAGATAGATTTGCAAAAATGCCAAATGGAGAATATTGGAAAGCACCAAAAGAGGTTTGTCCATTTCCAAAAGAAGGCACAACAGACGACTATGGCAAAATTCCAACATGGAAAGCATGTCCTGCCATCATGGATGCATTTTCAACTGGCTATCTTTTTAAAACTCCATGCGATCTAACATTTACTAAAAATTCTCAGGGGATAATTAATGTTACAATTAATGACCCTAAGTATAAAGACTTTTGTACACAAAGACCACCAATGCCACAGTTTGAACATCCTAAAGGATATTATCAATATCACTTTGCTTGGAGTTCTCCATGGGGGCTAGAATTACCAGAAGGGTATAGTGCATTATTTATGACTCCAATGAATAGGTTTGATCTGCCATTTTTAAATACTACTGGAGTTGTAGATTCTGACAAGGTGCACCTTCTTGGAAGTTTTCCATTTTTTATAGCAGAAGGCTGGGAAGGAACACTTCCTGCTGGAACCCCATACTTGCAAGTTCTTCCATTTAAAAGAGAAAACTGGGAACACGAAATAGAGATTTTAGGTCAGTCTGAGATATATGGTAAAATGGTAGATAACGCAAAATTCTATCGCCAACCTGATGGAGGAGTGTACATTAAAAAAGTTTGGTCCCGCAGAGAATATAAATAGGAGATAAAAATGCAATCATGGACAGAAAAAGAAGACCTTGGCAATGGAATCATTTGCTATAGGAATGTAATTAAGAAAGAGTTTGACGTAATAAACAGACTTGAATCTAACCTGGGTTCCGTTGCTGATTATGGTGTTTTGTCTGCAGAGGGCAAAAGATATCACTGGATGCCAGCCTATGTTGGATACCAGCAACTGATGCCAGACTACAGAGACTGTGTTGATTTTAAATTTAAGAAAACAGATATAGAATTAGATAAAAGCGAAGAGTCTTTAAACCTACAGGCATTGTGGCAAGACATTTATGAAGCACAAGCAGCAGCAGTAGAAGATTATAGAAAAATTTACAACATAATGCCTTTAAAATATTGGGAAGCATTTAACTTTATCAAGTATGGCCCAGGACAACACTTTATGGAGCATCATGATCATGGTTATTCTTATAACTGCACACTATCTTTGGTTGCATATGTAAACGATGACTATGAAGGTGGAGAGTTATTTTTTAGATTGCAAGGATTAAATATTAAGGCACAGGCTGGAGATTTGTATATCTTCCCATCTAACTTTATGTATCCTCATCAGGCTATGCCAGTTCACTCTGGAACAAAGTATTCTATTGTAACAATGTTAGACTATAGCAAGAAGTATCACACACCAGATATGTATGATCCAAAGTGGGACAATGAGTAATGCTAAATATATCAGTAGAAAGGATGCAAGGTAGTAATTTTAACATTAGTCCAATGTCGATTAAAAGAGATTGGATGGACCTTACATCTGAAAACCATGCATACAGATGTTTTCCAGTAACACAGGCAAACGTCGTTGGATGGAATCTTACTTGCACAGAAGATATTGAGTTTGAGTGGGATGGTATAAATGATCAAACAGATCAGCATGTAAAAATATTTAATCCACAAGGTTCCTATGCTGGTAGAGGTCAATCTTCTATAAGTTTAAATACTAGTTTAGTTTTTAGAACAGATCCCGAAATTAGCATCTGGACAATTAATCCAGTAAACTATTTTAGCGAAGACTTTGAAACAATGTCTAACCTGGTTAGCACATCTTTTTATCCCAATCCACTACCACTTGCCATTAGAGCACGAAAAGCAAATCAAAGAGTAGTCATAAAAGCAGGTACTCCAATAGCAACGATTATTCCCATATCTCTAACAAACTTAAATAACACTACTATAGAGGTTGTTGAATATAGAGATGATGACAGGTCAAAGGAAAACGCAAACAGATCCTACGGCGAAGCAGCACAAGAAGTAAACAAGTCTGGACAATGGACAGATTGGTATAGAGATGCTGTTAACGAAAAGGGAGAAAGTTTAGGCTCTCACGAAGTAAAAGCATTAAAACTTTCAGTTAAAGATAACACGAATGGTGATACAATATGAACATGGATGAATACAAAGTAGTACAAAGAAAGCCATCAATGACACCGTCAGGTTGGTTTGGAAATAGTAAAGATATGATTGTTGAGTTAGAAAATTTTATGACACAGCAAGAAATAGAGTATCTTGAGAAGGCTGCAAAGTCTTTAACTATTTGGGATGTAACTGAAAGCCATGTAAACGAAAACGGAACCGTTGTATATGAAGCAAGTTATTGGAAAGACAGGGTTGCTACTAGTCCTACTCTAGATAAGAATGATCCATCGATTGCTCCAATTATTGCAGGTCTGTTTGAGAGACTAAAGCCAATAGTCGAAGAGTTCTACAAAGTGAAGGTTACTCCTACTGGAACAACCATTGTCAGATGGCTTCCTGGTCAGTTCCAGAAGCCTCACGCAGACAAGGAACTACATGAAGGTCCAGATGCTGGAACTCCAAATGATTTTCCAAACTACGACCTTTCTAGTTTGTTCTATTTGAATGATGATTATGAGGGTGGAGAACTTTACTTCCCACTACAAGGAGTTCAGTTTAAACCTAAAAAAGGTGCTGCTTACTTTTTTCCAGGGGATATGAATTATATTCACGGAGTAACAGAGATTAAGAGTGGTATTAGATACACCTGCCCATTCTTCTGGGAAATTACAGAGCATACTGGAGACAGAAAGCCATGACAGAGTCTCTTAATGCAGTTGAAATATATCCAAAGATTTTTGTATATAAGGGTCTCTTTAAAGACATAAATCATACCTATAGTCTTTTAAAAGAATCAGAAGGACAGGAAGATGGACTTTTTAGTCCTTGGACGAGTTGGTCTCACTTTGGAGAATATATTAATCCAATATTTAAAAACCATAATGATAATTTAAAAATAGAACATGTTCAAACTATAAAAACTTCAACAGAAAAACAAGAAGAACATAAGCAAGTTCTTTTAGAAATTCTTAATAATTTTATGATAGCAACAAAAGACTATATTGAAAAAAATAATGTTGACTTTGACGAAGATAGACTTGTCCCAAATATTAAAGATCAAAGAGGAAACGATGTTAAAGAATGGGTATACACTGGACCATCTATAGCAAGATACAAGGTAGACATTGAAGACCCACTGGCAATGACATATCACACAGACTACATAAGAGAGCCAATAGTAAGCCCAGGACACAAGTTTGCAATTACTGCTTTAACATACTTTAATGACGATTACCATGGTGGAGAAATTGATTTTATAGCAAATGGAGAAGCGTATATGTATAAGCCAGAGGCTGGAGACCTTCTCGTTTTTCCATCAGGTCATCCAGAATTTCTAATGTCTGAAAAGTCTATATACCTTCATGGAGTCATGCCTGCAGAGCATAACTCAAAGTATCTTTCAAGAATGTACTGGACAAAGTACTCTACTGGTTCACCAGAGTGGCTTGAAAATGAAGAAAGACTTGGCAAGGAAAAGTGGCAGGAAGAATGGAAAGACATTATGCAAAAGTTTAGAGATGAGAATCCTAATAGAAATAATGCTGATAAAGAAAGAAGGATACAATGAACCTAGATAATAAAAAGAGAATAACTAAGGACATAGTTGTTTATGAAAACTTTATTGATGCAGAAACTGCTGCAAAACTTGTAAAAGTTTTAGACAAGCATGTAGAAGTTGGCACAATAACCTGGATGCCTATATCTTTCTATGAGTCTTACTCCTCAGTATTGCCACAAGACAATGATGAGCATGTAGAAAACGAAGGATTGCCAAGCGATATATTTTCACAAATGAAGCAAGGAATTATTGATGCAGTTGCAAGTGTTCACGACCTTGATCCAAAGACAATTTCTCAAATTGGATATCATACACAAAAGTGGGAGCCAGGAGCATATGCAAGAAAGCATTCTGATAACACTGACGAACATGGAAAGTCTGGTGCTTTTACAAGAAGCAGATATGCAGCATTCTTATATTTAAATGATGACTTTGAAGGTGGAATGTTGCAGTTCCCAGACCAAGACATAAGCCTTCAACCTAAAGTTGGAATGCTTGCTGCATTTGACGGGGGATTTAACAATATGCACGAAGTAACCCTTATCACTAGTGGAGTTAGATACACCATTGGTTCATTCTGGGATGATCGTGAAGAGGATGCTTACCCTCAAGAAGTAAGAGATGCTTGGGCTGAAGAGATGAAGGCTACTAGAGCACAACAGGAAATTGAAAGAGCAGAGTGGCAAGAGTTGCTGAAGCAAGGCTGGAAACTTGATGCTGATGGAAATAAGTATAAGGCGGAGGACCTGTAAGTGGAAGTTTTTTTAAAAAAAGAGTTTGATGATGCTGGATATAATACTGAGGTTTTTCATGAACATGTTTTGTTTATAGAAGACTTTATCAGTGCTGAAGAACTTGATACTATTTTAAAAATAATTGAAACGACCCCAAACGAAGACTGGATGATAGAGTATACTAAAAATCTTGCTAGATTCTGCATGGAAAAGTTTGGAAGAGATGATGTAGATAATCTTGTTGCAGAAGGTAAGTTTGAGATTACTCAAAATTGGGCAGACAAGAATCTAAACATTGTTACTGAGCCGATAAGCGTAACCCTTCAAGGAAGACTTGGAAGACTTCTGGCACTTGCAGACCCATCTCTAGAACTTGCTGGTTTTGGAACACTACAAAGGATGCAGGGTGGGGTTGAACTAAAGTCTCACACAGACCAGCATACAGATCCATCCATTAGATATGCTGCTATACTATACATTAACGATGACTACAAGGATGGAACTTTATTCTTTAAAAATAAAGAGAATTCAGACTTAAGGCCAAAGCCAGGAACACTGCTTATTTTCCCAGGTAACGAAGAATATGAGCATGGAGTAAGGCCTGTAGGAGAAGGACCCATAAGATATGTTACTGTAGGCTTTATGAAGGTAACAGGTTTTTATGAGAAAAATAAATACTAAGGAGATATAAAATGGACAGAGAAATACTTGAGGAAAAGGTTTATTATTACACAAATGTAATTGAAGACCCAAAGAAACTTGTTGATGCAATTGAGAATGACAACAAGGATGAATGGGGAGAGTGGATGGCATGTAGCGGACAGCACTATGTCTACGGAACAGACAAGAGCATATCCTTAACAGCAGAGTCAAACGAAAAAGATAAGTATATCTATAACACTTTACAAAAAGCATTTGATGATGTAGCAAGAGACTACGCAGCAGCACACGGTATTACAGAAGAGCCAAAACTGTTTCCAATGTATCCTATTAAGAAGTACCAGGCTGGAACTTTTATGGGTGCACACTTTGATCAGCAAGAAGGAGACGAAAGATTAAAGGTTTCTTTTGTTATGTACCTTAATGATGATTACGAAGGCGGAGAAATATCTTTTACAATTAGAGATCCAAAGGGTCCTATTCAAGGTCCAACTCCAGAGGCAGACTTTGAAGATGCAGCAGGCCACGGAGCATATGATTTTTATGTTAAGCCAAAGGCTGGAAGCATTATTGTTTTCCCACCATCACCACCATACCATCACACTGCACACCTAGTTAAAAGCGGTGAGAAGATTATGGTACCACAACACTGGATTCACTAAGGTGTCTGCAGGCTATCAAAATTTTAGTGATCAAGAACAGTTCGTACTGAATTTACTTGATAACAAAAAAGAAGGATACTATGTAGAACTTGGTGCTGCCCATTCAAAAAATGGAAGCAACACTTACAGACTTGAAAATGAGTTTGACTGGAATGGTGTTTCTTTTGAAATTGTTCCAGAACTACACAAAGAAGTTTCTGAGAATAGGAAAAATCCTTGCATCCTTGGCGATGCTACAAAGTTTGACTATATAAAATACTTTGAAGAAAATAACTTTCCAAATCAGATAGATTATCTACAGGTAGATATTGACTCTGGATACCAAACAGACGGACGTCCTGCTGGTAATCACTATACAACGCTACATGGACTAATTGCAGTGCCACTAAATAAGTATAGATTTACAGTTATTACTTTTGAGCACGACTCCAATATGTACTGGAGAAATACGGCAATGCGTGATGCACAAAGAGAAATTTTAGACTCTCTTGGGTATTCGTTAGTTGTTAGACAAATACACGAAGACTGGTGGGTAGATCCAACAGCAATTGGCTTAGAAAAATATAGAGAGTATTTTAAATGGGACACACTATAAATAATAAAACAGCAATTGTTACAGGAGCAAGTAAAGGTGTTGGTTATGCAACTGTCAAACTTTTATCTGAAAGTGGATATAAGGTTATTGCGGTATCAAGAGATTTGTCTAAGGTTTCAGGGCTTGTTGGCGACAATGTAGAAGTCTATCAAATGGACATTACAAATGCTAATGAAATAAAAAAGTTTTATGATAAGCATAAGGATATAACTCTAGATCTGCTAGTAAATAATGCAGGAGGAGGCTCTGGCCCAACCAGCATTATAAATGAAACAATGGAGAACTTTAGAAGAGCATATGACATAAATGTTTCTGGTCCAATGTATCTATCTCAACTCTTTGTTCCGTGTATGAAAAAGTCAGACTCTGCTACTATAATTTTTATCAGTTCTCTAGGAGGAAAGTTTCCTTATAGATCAGGAGGTAACTATACAAATGCTAAAAGAGGAATGATGGCATTGGTAGATACTATGAGGCTAGAGTTTCCAGAGTATGGAATTAAAGTTACTGAAATTTGCCCAGGAACAATTGATACACAAGAAGAAAAAAGAGACATTGCTATAACTGCTGAAGACATGGCTGAGTCCATAAGATGGGTAGCAAGTTTGCCTAAACATGTTAACATAAATCATATAGAGATAAATCATATACTTAGTGGTAAATAATTTTTAACTCTCAACCTCTTGTTTAGGGGAGAGTTTTACTTTTTGCAAAACTCTGCTATAATTAACACTTATTCCGTTTTTGAAAGGACGATACATATTATGTCAGATTTTTTTAGTTTTAGGCTTCCAGAAGACTTTGTAGAAAAGTATATAAAAGTTGAAAGCCCATTTGGATTTAAAGATGCAGCAGAAAATTCACTTGGAGAAATTACTTTTATTCGTACTTACTCTAGGATGAAAGAAGATGGAACTAAAGAAAGATGGCATGAAGTTTGTCGTCGAGTAATCGAGGGAATGTATTCAGTTCAAAAGAATCATGCCAAAGAAAATCGTTTGCCATGGAATGACTACAAGGCTCAGAAGTCAGCACAAGAAGCATATGACAGAATGTTTAATTTAAAGTGGACACCACCAGGTCGTGGCATGTGGGCATTTGGAACTCCTATGACTATGGAGAAGAAGAACTCAGCAGCACTACAAAATTGTGCAATGGTATCTACAAAAGACCTTGATAAGAATGATCCAGGAGCCTTATTTGCTTGGGTTATGGATGCCCTTATGCTTGGAATTGGTGTAGGGTTTGATACAGTGGGACAGGATAAGCATTTCTCAATCTATGCCCCAACAGAGCCTGAACAGGTGTTCGAAATTCCAGACACTCGTGAAGGATGGGTAGAGTCAGTCAGATTGCTTATCAATTCATACCTAAGAGCAAACCAAAGTATTCAGAAGTTTAACTATGATTTGATCAGACCCCTAGGAGCCCCTATTAAGGGCTTTGGAGGCGTTGCATCAGGACCTGCACCTCTTATCAAGTTGCACGACTATATAGACCGTGTAATAGGCTCCAGGGTAGGTGAAACACTAGACTCTCGTGCTATCGTAGACCTTGTAAACCTTATTGGTACCTGTGTGGTATCAGGCAATGTTCGTCGCTCAGCAACTCTTGCTTTGGGTAATGCGGGGGATGAAACATTTATGAATCTAAAGAATTCAGAACTATTCCCAGAGCGTAACTCGTTTGATCCAGAAAATCCAGGATGGGCATGGATGTCTAATAATTCTATTTCAGCAGAAGTAGGAACAAAGTACGAAGACTATGTAGATTTAATTACGGAAAACGGAGAACCAGGTTTTATCTGGCTTGATGTTGCTCGT